TTAGTTGTTTTTTTAAGGGTTTGACATCCGCATCTAAAATGATCTTATTCTGTTCAGCCATTGGATTGGGTTTTTAAAGGTTATGGGAATCGTTTTGATTCCCCATGTTTACTATTCTGCTTCTGCTTCTTCCTTCGGGTTCTGCTCCTGCACTTGCTGCGCTAGGAATTGAATAAAGGACATCCCGTACTTGGTAGGCAACTCTTGCGCCCATGCTTCTAGCATTTTGATTTGGTCTTCGTTAAGCGTTACTTTCATCTTGTATTTGGTTTTGGTTTTGTGATTGTAAATATTGTTCAATAATTTCTTCAGTCCAAACTGCCAAAGCAATCGCCTGCACCTTTGGATCTTCTCCGCTTACATCATCACCCGGATTGAGTACATGACGATGCAAATTTCTTGCAATTTCTACCCCATCTTTTTCAATGATGTTAGCAGTTCTTACTTGAATAGAGTTTATTTCTAAAACCTCTATTTTGTCTACGATTGATTTTTCTATTAGTGCCATTTTATGCCGTAAAATATGTAAGTGTTCCTCTTAAATTTATTGTTCCGCTTCCTAAATTAGAAATCGGAAGTCCACCATGACTACCAGTAGTGCCATTATTTGAGATTAAATCTCCTTGAGTAGTAGCATTTGCTCCTTGAAATACAATATTGCTAAGGGCAGCCGTTAAATTATCTAATAGTATACTTCCTATCGGATAAAAATAACCTCCTCCATTAAACAAAGTAAATGGAAAACTAGACATCACCATTGAACCTCCAGACATTGTATTTTTTTCAAATTCAATAAACCAAGTAATAGTCACCTGTCTTCCTATTTTTGTATACCATCCATTTCTCACACTATATGTAGGAGAACCTGTACCGCCAGCTGCTACTAATGTCGGTGTCCAAGTCCCCTCCTCATAATCATCCAAGGCATTAGCCGCTGCCGTGTCTCCGTTGAAGGTTAAGCCTGTTGAAGTAATCCTTGCGACTTCTGTGCCTCCAGATCCAGCCCATGTTTGAATTGCATTTGTTCCATCTTGCCTGATGTATAAAGCTGATTCATCTACATTACCACTATTTGATCGATTATCGTAAATAAAAGTTTTTGCACCTGAGCCTGATGATGTTCCTATTTGTAAACTCCCCCCCGAAGTGATGCGCATTCGTTCGGTTGCAGAAAAACTAGAATTTGAGGCACTTGTTCTAAATATTATATTGTTATTAGACCCTGTACTATTACCAAGGCAATCTATATATAACCCATTGGCTGTACCAAATGTGTTTTCTTGTCCATTTACACCCTTAACAACTAACGCAGTATCGGTAGCATTTAATACAAGTGTTGGAGTCCAACCTGCCGAACTTGTAGGATTAGCCGTGCCGATTCCTACGTTGCCTGCGGAAGTTATGCGCATTCGTTCGGCAGGTAATCCAAAACTTGGATTGGTAAAGAATAAAAGCGAATGATTATTTTCTCCGCCTAATTCAGTTTGGATGATTGCACTTCTTTCAATGTTATTAATTTGAGAAAAATATAACTTAGAATCTGAAGCGTTTAATAAAGCATTACCATTTAAAGTAAGCCTTTGACTAGGACTAGCCGTTCCGATACCTACATTGCCTGCGGAAGTTATCCTCATTTGTTCATTATAAGCATTACCTCCAGTTCTTTGACCGATTAAAAAGTCACCACCCGCAGAACCTGTAGTATTATCAAATCCAATATATCCGATCGCATTAGAACTATTTAATGAAACAAAACGGATGGAAGAAAATCCTCCATTTCCTGTGTTTTGAATCATTAGGTTTGCCCCTCCTGCCGGAGTAACTGAAGAAGATGAACTAGGAGAATATGCTGTAGATATGCTATCTACTACATGAAGTCTATGCCCCGGACTATCAGTACCAATCCCAACATTTCCACCGCCTGTAATAGTCATCCTTGTACCACCTCCTCCTCCTGCGTTTGTGCCGAAAGTCAAAGGTGTATTCCCTTGTGAACTTAGGTTAAAAGCAGAAGGAGTACTGAGGATATAGTGCTGAAGGGTAGTACCTGCGTTGTTAAAGAAGTTTAAAGCAGTTATGTTATCAGTATTACCTTTAAATTCTACACTAGGCGCACTTCCTGAAGCTGTAATATTTAAAGCAGGGTTGCCTCCTGATGGGGTTAAATTTGCAGTAGTAGCTGATACCGAAGATGAGAATGTGGCTGCGCCAGATGAGTTAATTGTCAGTCTTGCAGTATTGTTTGTGCCTAAAATCAAAGACCTTGATCCTCTTGCGTTGATTCCAAAGGTATCTGCACCGCCTGTTCCAAATAGCATTTGAGCCGTACCAATATCTGCAATAATAGTTCCGTTTGTTTGCCAAGTCAAAGCCCCACCATTTGTATTAGTGGAATTGATATTTCCAACAAGGTTACTAGGAGTTGATAGGAATAATTGACCTGCATTCACAGAACTACTAAAAGTAGCAGCACCACCCACGGCAATAGTAGCAACAACTGCATTATTTACTACAAAGGAAAGAGGGTGATTTGAGGTAGTTCCTACAAATCCCGTAGTAGCACCTGAACTTATTCTCATGTCAGAACCTCCCGTTGTAGTTGCACTTACAAAGGTACTGCCTGCCGCTGTGAAAGTAGCACTAGTTCCGTTTAAAGCACCTGTCAAAGTTCCGCCCGTTAAAGGAAGGTATGCGCTAAGATTAGAAGTCAAAGCCAAAGTACCAGAAGTACTTGGAAGGGTATAATTAGCTATACCATTATATGTAAAAACAGCACTTGCTGTTCCTGCTCCATTATTGAAACCAAAATGTGTACTATTAGCATAAATTTGTGTGTAATTAGCTAAAAGAGTAGTTGCAATTTGTTCTCTTATATAAAAGAAATCATTGGCTAAAACATGGTTTTGAAAAGTCTTTGAACCTCCAATAGTCTGAGATCCTGTAGTGATTAGACCCCTAGCAGTTGTCGAAGCACTTGGAATATTGAAGGTATGGGTAGTACTTGCGCTTGAGATATTGAAATCCGTTCCGCTTGTACCCGTTGCAAAGTTCTGAACCTGTGCCGTCAACCCATTCAAAGCCGTTAAGCCTGTGGTGAATGTGGTAATGATTTGGCAGAGGGTATTGTTTTCCGTGTGGAGGGTTATAGTTCTACCCGAATGCGCTACATAGTAACGAATAGCAAGCCTATCAGTCAATGCTAGGATAGTCTCAGGAACTGCAAGGGCAGAGAAATAAGGGTTGATATTTGTCCCGAAAGCAATCAACTCAGGGCTTCCGCTATTTGATGCAATCAATGTAGCAGTAGATCCGCTTACCTTATAAAGTTCAATATAAAAGGTAGGAGTACCACCGCCTGAAGATGCCTGTAGGTAGGTTTCAAAGTTCCAATTTCCCGCAGGAATTAAAAGAAGATTTGGATCACCTGCATCCGTAATAAATGAAGCTATGTATCCATCCGCATTGATCGTGAAATCTGTACCTGCACCAAGAATAGGTGACTTGCTCAATTCACGATAAGCAATCCCTCCGATAGTTCCTTGATTCACAGAACCATTTAGGTAGTAGCTAACGGAAGAGCCTCCACCCGTAGAAGAAGGGAAGTCTGCAAGGCTACCATCACCCCGAATGTATTGGGCTGTAGTACCCGCACCCGTCACGGAAATATTTCCGCTAGTAGTTACCGGGCTATTTGAGACAGTAAAAGCCGAAGGCATAGAAAGACCTACTGAAGTCACCCCTACATCTAGGTTTTCCTGCATCCAATCTTGGATCGTAGAAATAGTGACCTTGTTTGTGGTGGTAGCACCGCTTGCTACTATAGGAAGGACATCGTTGTTGGCAATGTCCGTTCTTTCAATCAGTTGACTTATTCTCTTATCTGCCATAATTCTTAAATATAAAATCTTGAAGTGCCGTTTTCTTGCAACATATAGGAATCATCTTCTAGGAGGATGAAATCATAGTCTGCCGGGCTTACATTTCTAAGGATCTTGAATAGGGAAACATAGCTTAACCCGTTTGCAATAGGATTATACTTATCCACCTTTTCAAGTTGAAAGTAATGAACCCCTACTTTGACAATAGTCCTAAAGTCTAGGTTCATGATGTCTGTAGGAGTAAGGTAGAAATAGCCTTCCAAAAGCCTACTATTTCTGTCACCTATCGCAGTGATCAAGCCTTGATAATATTCGGTGTACAGATTCACTCCCGGATAAACACCAATCGAGAAATATACTTCCCTTGGGTTAGCGAAAAGCACATCCGTAGTAGGTGTTATAGGATCATCTAAATGACCTGCATAGGGATAGTTAGTATATGCCACATTCCCTGAAGCATAGGTGATATTCCAAGAAGTACATTCTACCTGTGGCTTCCAATACGCTATTCTAGGCTTGAAGTTGTCAGGTACTTTGACCCCGTTCTCAACCTTATAAAGGTGAATCATGATCTGCCCCGGCACTTGCTCACGCATTACAGGAGGACTGAATACCACTTTCACAGTCTTGGTATCTAGCACGAAATCATTGTCTATGATCGTTCTACTTTCCCCGTAGGCTTGATTGAATTTGGTCTTGTATGAAGTACTCCAATAATCGGCATCATCATCAAAGGTCAATCTGTATTCCTTTGCTGTCAATTCGGATAGTGGAGTGATTGAAATCTCTTGGCTTTGATCTAGCTTATCAGACCAATCTATCGCTTCATCTTTGAAGGTTCTATAGAAGTCATTGTATGGGATAATCTCAAGGACATTTGTCCGAAGTTTATCCTGCGTTACATACAGGTTATACATCGAAATGATTGACTTCAAGAAATCCCTCTGCTTCATTGACTTTGGCAAAGTGTATTGGATTTTCATGGTATCCCCTTCCTCAAGTTCTACCGCCACGGGTACTGTATTCCCGATCTTGAAAGATCCTGTAGGTTGAATGATCACTTCGGTTTCTATATTCACTCCAAATCCTCCGCCTCCTTGTGGTTCGCCTGTCAGCCTGATCTCAAAGTAGTCATTAGTCGCTAAATCTACACCGCCTGAGATAGCTACATCCCAAGTGAATACCTGCCCTGCTGAGATGAAGGAAACATTCCTAGAAGCATACAAAATTTCTGATCCATTCTTTAGAACAGAGACAGTCCAGACATTATCTGTATACCCTTGCAATGCCTCAAAAGAAATCCTAAGATTCAAGTTTAATCCCGTGTTCAAAGATTGGGTTTTTGTCCAAGTGAATCTTGTGCCTCCGTTGCTGATCGCAAATCCTGAAGCCTCCACATTGCTAAAAACTAGGATATGGGAAAAGTCAGGATCATTGGTGATCTCTGCTTGATAAAGGTTAGGATTTTGATTGAGTAGGGTAGTGCTTTCCCGTGTGATCGTTTTCTCTGCCGTGATCAAAAGCAGCTTTCTAAAATAGAAGCTACTGAAGAAAGGTGCTGTCACTTGGAAGTTGGCTTCCGCAAAGATCCGCTTGAGAATTTCGCTTACAAAAACAGCAGGCTTGAAGTTTCTAATTGGGTAGGAAATAGAGTCAACAGAGTAGCCGTAATCCACCAAAGGATAGACATAGTTGTCTTCCCCGTCTACCCATTGAGTTCTGTCCCAAGAATCTTCTATATTGGTTCTATTCCAGACATGATCATAGTCTGCAAAGTTGAGATCCGCCAAGGTCTTATCCCCTAGTTCGTGAAGGATGTCCCGTAGTCTACCAAAGACATTCACCTCATAGATGATGTCCCCTTCCAAAGAGTTAATCTTCATCATCCTTAGAACACCATCAAATATCTTCACATTGTCTAGGAAGATCTGAGCCTGTGCCTGCTTTGCCGGGTTGAAGTTTACCCCTATGTTCGCATCTTCTTCATAGAAATCATTGTTGACCGAAATATCAAAGATGTTCCCGAATAGCTGCTGATTCTTTGCCGTGCTTGGTAGGGTGATAGTCTTGGAATAGGAAGTGTTCCGCCTTTCGATATCGCTAATGTCCGAAACCGAAAAGGTGAAATCTACATCAATATCCCCAAGGGTATCAGCTTCGATCCCTTCTACAAATAGTCTAGCACTCATATTACCTGTCTATTGTTTAGAAGTTGAAACTCGACATCCAATTCGAGATTAAATAACTTATCTGAAGCCGTTTTCTTTACCTCATAGGTAGTAGCGTTTGGCTTGACAGGAATCCAAGAAGGAGTGATATAGTTATCATTCACCAAGTTCAAATAAACCAATGGGGAAGAGTATAGCTGCCTGATTAGTTCGGCTTGGGTGTCATTCAAATAGTCCGAAATGATTCTCCAATTCTGCGTTTCTTTTGTGAAATATACCGGGTTCACATTCTTGACTACGATTCCATTAGCCTCATAAATATCGCCATTGTAGTTTCTTTCATAGCCTTTTTTCTCGATCTGGAATGTAGTCTTATTTACTAGATCAAAGTTGAAGAAATCGTAAGCCCCGTACTTATTTAGGTAGGCTATCCGCATCGGATCGTACCTTCCGCAGGATTGAATAAATATTTGAGTAAAGTTATCCGACATACTTGTAGCACCGCCATCATTGCTCCATTGAATAGTACAGGTGATCCTTGAGATATTTGATCCGTAGGTAATAGGTGTTACCTTTAGATAGGTAAAGCTAGGAGTTGAAACTGCTGAAGGAGTGATTGTATAGGATTGATCTGTGCCATTATTATAGTATACATTTATGAAGAAATACTCTATAAATCCTGTATTTATAAAGGCAAAAACTTGGGAGTCTGTTTCCCTCATTTTGATAGTACTCCAATCCGTTAGTGGTTTATAATCAGTATTGCTAGATCCCCAATATTTAGCTTGATTTGCGTACCAATTTTTCAATTCTAGCAAAGGGAAAGCCCCTGCAAAAGCGTATTTAGTTTCACTCACCACCTCACTAGCTAGAACGATAACAAACTCACCACCTACCTCATAGTATTCGTAGCACTTTAGGTAGTAGGACTTGATCGCATTGGTAGAAGATGAAGAAGTAGCAGTCTCATAGAACCCTTTGCTGTAGCTAAAATCTACAGAGACATATTTAGAGACATCGAACTCCACCGGTTCGGAAGGATCAGCAGGTGAATCATAGTAGGCAGTAGTTACCAATTCATCATCTGAATTGTAGACTTTCACTACATACTTGAAGCCTACCTCTTCTGAGTTAGTGCTGCTGATAGTATAGTTGATCCTGTTAAATGCAGGAAGGATGTCAATGCTAGGTTCTACTAGGGTTATCATTTGCTTATTCTTAAAATTAGTGAATCACTTCCAATGGTTTGAATGTCGACATTGAACTCCGGAGTAGCTTCATCGATTGACTGCTTGATGAACTGCCTTCCTTCAATACCATACTTCTTGATGTAGTAGGCTAGTCTCTTGGCACTACTTGAAATTTGTGGTAGCATATTTCTACCCTCGATCAGGTTAGTAGCTTCAATCTCCATGTTCTTTCTTCGCATCCATCCTTCCAACTGCTTCAAGGCTTCGACAGGCATTCCATAAGTTTTGAATTGGTAGAATCTACCATCATCATTCTTATAGGTCTTCCGCTTGTTTTGGATACCCTTCACACCCTTATCTATGTAGTCGGCATAGTCTACACCTATTTTTATTTCAAGCCTGTAGCCTGTCCTAGTTTCGCTTACACCAAGAACAGAAAAGGAAGATGCTAGTTTCCCTTGATCAGCAGGAGAATATTTGGCTAGGTTATCTACTAGATTGATCCCTAGTTTTTCCATCGCATTCTTGACATTTGCCACAAGCGTACCTTCAACCTTTGCGACATACTCGCTAGGATTCAGTTTTCTTCCACCTATTACTAGGTTCGCTACTTGAGCTTTTGTTGCAACTGCCATTTCTTGTACTGCGCTTCTTTATCCTTGTTTTGATCCTTCAAATATGCTAGGGTATTTAGGTACTCGATCACCCTCAATTCGTAGCCTTCGTTTACTGTTATGTTCTGGAAGTCTGCAACTTGTTTAGTGCTAAATACCCACCCCCACCTTGCCATAAACGGACTACTTTCTCCGCCATCTTTTGATTCTCCATTGAGAAGGTTATGGTACTGCTTATTAATTCGCTGAATAATTGACAAAAAAAAAGCATACAGCTATATACTTCTATGAATTTTGCCCCTAGCAAATCATCCGCTACCACATCATGAGGAACTACCCCATAGCCTTGATACTTGTCTCCTTGCATTGGAAGAAAGAAACAGGCAGCAATCTTATTCAACTGCATGATCTCCCCACTAAAAGCTAGGATGTCAATGTACTGCCCTGCCGTGATCTCGTGTAGTTCATAGCAAAACTTGTATCTATTCTCACCTACCTGCAAATAGTCTACAGGTTTGGTCTCTGGAATGTTATCAAAGAAAGCCAACTTCTCAGCGTACTCGTGCATCAGATCCCTGTACTTGAAATCATCATAGTACTCTTCATCCTTTCCCTCCACGATTGCAAGCATCTTCTGCTGCTTCTCAATGATATTCAGGTTAGCGTTTGCCTCGATATCGTACAGGCTAATGAATTGCCCGACAGTCAATTTATCCCACATAGTTGGTTTGATGTATCTATCTAAAGGAGTACTTCCCTAGATGACTATTCGAGATCTTATTCACCACGGAATACCTCAAGGCATCCAATGCGTGATTGAAATTATCCACGGGCTTATTTGTCATCTGCCCATTTTTGTCTTCGATATACTTGTAGTTCCGCAGTTCCTTGATCAAGTTATAGCTTCCCTCCGTTGCATAAAGGTTGTATCTGCGAATGATGTCTATCCCTAGATTGATAGCACCCTTCACCACGGGCTTTACATTCCATCCCATCCGGTAGATCTCCTCAATGCTTTTCGGTTCTGCTGAATCGGCAAATATCTCATTCTGCTTTTCTAGTCCTAGGTTCTGCATCTCCTTGGCTATGTCCTGATTGGTCATGCCGGTACGATAGATCAATTCATCCACATACATCGCATCATCAAGGATGTAAGTCCGCACCAATGCCGTAGGATCATTTGAGAATCCAAAGTCAAGCCCATACGCTACTAGCTTAGCTTCCTTTGGGATCTGCTTACAAGTACTGAAGGTATATACTAGGGATCTGCTTTGACCCCTTTCTCCTAGCCCGTAGACCCTCCAATAGTTTTCATCTATCTCCTTTAGCCTTTCAATTTCTGCCTTGATCTCAGCCCCTAAAAATGGGTTATCCTTGTAGGTAGTTTGATAGAATTCTACATCCTTACGGGTTAGAACCTGATCGTAGATCCAGTGGAACTCTTCCGAAGGGTTAAAGTCAATGATCACCTTTTCATTTGTACGAAAAAGAAGCTGCTGCCAATCTTCAAAGGTCAGTTCGTTTGCCTCATTTGCGAAAAGCAGATCTCTCTTTCTACCCCTGATCTTCTGAGGCATATCAAGGGAGATGAATTCAATGGTGTTGCCGTTTAGCTTGTATTCAGATGCAGTCTTTGAGTGATCATCTTCTGAGTAGATTTCATGATCCTTGAGGATGGTTAAAAAGTCACGCATGACAGTACCCCTCAAAGCAGGGTATGTCTTTCGGCAGATGGTGATGATCTTTCCTTGGTTTCTTTCGCAGTATGAAAAAATGATCCAAAGAAGAATGTTGTAGGTCTTCCCTGATCTAGTGCCACCTTGCTGTACTACTATCTTTGATTTGCTAGTTTCAAGATGTCGGAATACCTTATTTGTTTTGATGCTAGATACTATCATCCACGATCTTCACCTCGAATAGTTTCTTGCCGTCTGCACCGGTCAACTCCTGCCTTTCTACATAGCCTCTGGACTTGCCCTGAGTTTTCAAGAAGAAGATAGTAGCAGTCATGTTACCCTCCTGCATCCCTTTGTCAAGCATAGATTCTGCAAAGTCAAGCCTTCTATTTCTGCCTTCCTGTACAGCCTCTTCTAAGCCCTCCTGTTCAATCCATTTGTAAAGGGTAGCCCTTTCTACTGCCAAAGACTTTGAGGCTGTAGAAAGGTTGCCAAATGCCTTCACGATGGCTTTCTCTATCACGGATCTATCAGGCTTTTTCATATTGTTTAATTTTGTGCAATACCGTTCTTTTTAATCAATAGGCTAGGATCTAGTTTCTTCATCCTGTCTACTATCACTTGGCAGTACTTTGGATCTAATTCCATGCCGTAGCACTTGCGCTTGAGTTGGTGCGCTGCTACCATTGTAGATCCTGAACCACTAAATATGTCTAGTATTGGTTTTGAATCAAGAAAGTTAATACACCATTCCATCACCTTGATAGGTTTCATGGTTGGATGCATTTTTTGTTCACCTCCCCAATGATGAGAAAATAGTCTGCAATTTTTACCAACATTAGACCATGCTAGTTCGAACTCACTAAAACTTAATCCATCATTTTTTTTGTGCCAACAAAGCCAATCATTATTTACATCTAATCTATCAGCAAAATAATTTCCTCCCCAAATTATAGCCTTATCAATCAAAGATAGAACATAGAAAAAATCAGGTACTTCATTATCCCAATCCTCTCCTCTATGAAATTGTTTTTTACCTGTTCCTAGTGTTTGCTTATTTGCTTTAATTCCATAGGGTGGATCAGTTACTAAATTGCATTTTTCGCCATTCATTAATTTTTCAACCTTATCAATATCCGTACTATTACCACAAAGCAAACGGTGTTCTCCAATCTCAAACAAATCCCCTAGCACAATATCTGTTTGAACTTCATCAGGCATCTCATAGTCATCCTCTTCTGCCTCTAGTTCTTCCTTGATGCTGAACTCAGGAATATCAAGACCCCATTCTTCTACCTCTTCCGCATCCCATTCATTAGCAATCATATCCCAATCCCATTCACCGAAGCCTACATTGTCCTTAATGATAAACTGCTTCTGTTCTTCCTCTGTAAGATCATGCGCAAAGATCACTGGCACTTCTTTTAGCCCTGCTTCCTTACAGGCTTTCAATCTCATGTTTCCCCCTAGGACTATCATGTCAGCATTAACTACCACAGGTCTGATCTCGAGCATCTTTGGGAACTCTTGAATAGACTTGACTAGTTTTCTGAATTTGTCATCCTTGATAATCCTAGGGTTATTTGGATTGCTTTTGATCTCTGAAAGTTTGACTACTTTGATATCCATTAATCTAGTTTTTCGTTTCCTACTTCCGTAGCCTCTACTGCTTCTACTTCTTTTTCCTCTAGTTTGTTTTCGATACCTGCATCATCTAGCAACTTCTTAAACAAGTACGCTAGTTGAAAGATTCCTTCTTCATGATCAAGGGTGATGGTAATCACTTTTTTAGGGCTGTTAAAATTCAATTGAAAGTTTGACATGGTTTTGCTTTTTATAGTTTTTGACATGGTTTGTGTTTTTTAAAATGGTAGATCGTATTCTTCGGCTTGGTAAGGTGCAGGAGCAGTAGGCATTTTATTAACCTGTGAGTTGCTATTTTCTTCCTTTTTATAATCGTTTAAGGTAATGGCTACATCCTTCCCGTACTCATTCGGCTGATCGTAGATATTGATATTTAGGTTGACATACTTCTTCCCATTGTAGGTGTAGGAATGTGCCTCTGCATCGGATAAGCAGATCGCAGCCGTGAGCCATGATCCGCTTCTTTTCTTTCCGTTGCCTAGTCTAATTTTTGGTTTGTTGTCCATGTGTTTATTTGGTTGGTTTTCTTCTTCTCTTTATCGGCTTGTTTTCGATTACCGGTGCTTCTGTAGTGAATGCTACTTCTTCAGCAGTTTCCAATACTTCGGCACTTTCTTCCTTTTGCTGCCGATACCAAGTTGTATTTTCTTCATTCGTGTACCACCCATATAGGTAGTTGACTAGTTCTGCCCTGCAGCTACTACACCAATGGCTAAAATTATGCTTCGGGTTTACATAGGTAGTGTCTAGGTGAATGAGATCCGCATAGACATCCTTGGAATAGTTCCGGATGAATGCGTGCTTCTTATAGCACTCATATAGATGAAAGTGCTTCTTAAATACTTCGTGATCTTCAGGTGTCATAGTTCAAATTTATTAGTGAAATGATCCTCCACATATAGGTACATGAAGGGTACTGCGCTGCTTATAAATATTGCAGAAAGCAAATCCGTTTTTAAGATTAGAAAAAACAAGCTGATCCAGAATGACATACAGAAGGAGCAGGAGAAAGGCTTGACCAAATTCCTGCCCGTGACTTTCTTAAAAAATTTAGGAAAGTTTAGGATGTAGAAGTAGATCAGGGTGATACCGATTGATCCTAATATACTAACTGCTGCTTGATACATTTTCTGATATTTTTAATTGTGATGAAAATTGAAGTATGCGGAATGCCTGTCTGCTTTGATACCTTTCTAACAGATCCTAGTTCGACATACATCTTGAGAATTTCTTGATCGTACCAATACAGGGATTCAATGATCTTTGAAATTGAGTCTGCTACCGCTTGGCTGTTATCTATTTCTTCTTCTTCCTTTATGAACTTGACTATATCCTCCACTGGAACTAGGGCTGCATACATCCTGCCGAACTTTCCATATTTGCTATTGGTCTGATTGCAGCAGATCCGCACTATCCAAAACTTGAAAACCTGCTTTCCCTTAGCTTCTAGTTCCTTGAGTTTGCCTTGATCGTAGTCTAGGACTATCACCGCTACTTCTTGCCTAAGATCTTCCCATAGGTCTTTACCTATGTTCTGGAATACATATTTAAACTCCTGATCATATAGCCATTCAATCGCTTTCATTTAAGGCTAATTACTTCCCCGATAGGCTGCCCTGAATAATCGCATAGCCATCCGTTCCATTCAAAGCGAATCTCCTTTTGTCTTCCGTAGTGTTCGGCTGCTAGAGTTCTAATCTGCCTCTGGACTATCTCAATACTTTGAAAGCTGCCTTTCCCCTTGTTCATCCACTTAGACCATTCCCCATTTGAAAGCCTGTAGCGGATTTCTAGCGAGTAGTCTAGTTTCGATTTGGGGAGCATTCTAGGCATTCTATTTCTTTTCTCTGATCACTACTTCAAGACCTACCGCCTCGCAGATCATTCTAAGATTGAACAGGCTAATAGATTCCCATCCATTCTCAACTTGATTGATAGGTGCATGGCTTAGACCTAGCTTCTTGCAAAGTTCTAGCTGTGTGAATCCGCTTTTCTTTCTTGCTTGTCTTATTAATCTTCCTTCTTCTAAACTCATTTGGTTTGTTATTTTCTACGAATATAGGATAAAAATTAATATCCAATTTTTAAGGGTGAATTTTGTCTAAAAAGGTAGCAGATTGTAGATTCCCATCTGTATAAATTCTTCTCCTTTCTTTACTATGCACTTCCTCACATTCAATTCATAGACCATCTTATCATCAAATCCGTACTTCTTCTGTGCTAGGTCAAGCGTGACTTTGATCCCGTTGTCAATATCGGAGGATTTGCTACTGAACCCGAAAAACAATTCAACCCGAAGCATGACATTAGGATCTACTTTTCCAGCAGGCATTCTCAGAAGCATACTTTTTTCATGTTCCCTGTATGCCGCAGATTTTATCTTCCTACCTAAGAATGCCCCATTGACCGAAAGAGGCTTTTCATTTATCTTGAATTGAATCATTTGCAGATCTTATAAAGTAAGTCCATCCCGATAGTGTACAGGGCTACTATGACCATAAACAAAAGCCCGAATTCAAATTCAAAATGGAACAAGGCAAAGATAGAAAGTAGAGTCGATTGAATGCTGAATAGATCCTGCTTGGTAGGGATAAATTGATTAAGTATCTTTTTCATTTAGGATATAGTTATTTTGACGGTATTAAATTTAGTTTGCGATTTCATAGCATCACTTACTTCAATCAAAATGTCTGAGTTCAAAGCTATTTTTTTGCGTTGTAAAAACATTTGAATCTGCCTAGCTAATTGCTTTCCATTCTTTTCTTTCCTGTTTGATAAAAAATAAGTGCTTTTCATATCAGAATAAAGTAGTTTGGATTGATGGCATATAACTTGAATCATATCTCTTGTTGATCCCTTTTGGATAAGGTTCTATTTTGAATAGCTTTTTGCTTAATATTTGATTTTTTTCTCTCTTATCTGCTAGAACATAGACATACCTATATTTAGCTTCCCTTTTTACTTGGTATAGATCATCTCCATATTTCTCCTTGAGTTTTTTAACTCTATCAGGTTGAAATGAGAATTCATCCATCAATGTCCTAGAATGGATATGTTCAGATCCTTTTAGCTTCCAATCTAGCTGAGTATGGCTTTCACCTGTGTACATGAAATTAGTAGCTTGATAGATGTATCCTGTATGCCCTACTGATTTGTCTGCATAGGATACTATCACCATAGGCTTAGGAAGTAGTTTGAATGCCTGAGATATGAAAAATGAATTTGAATTCTTATCAAGATGATCATTGGTGCAAAGCCTATTTAGTTCATAAACTAGATCCATGTATTCCTTTCCAAAAAGAGATTTTTTCATATTCAATGGAATTGCATTTCCAAAAGTCAAAACACCTACTAAAATCCTGTCTTTAAATAAACCAAATGAATAACTGAATGAAGTTTTTCTTTTTAAATAATGTTTTTTTAATAGCCATTCATTGCATAAAAATGAATCAATTGATCTAACCATATAGGTTTCAGCTATCTTTTTCATATTAGCTGATCTAGGTTTCTATTTTCCTTGATTGATTCTAGAATGAATAGCTTCCAGATCTTATTCTTTGACTTTGCCCCTACAATGACTTCATCTATGTACCGGGTAGTAAGCCTTAGTTCCCTGCGGACATCATTCTCAATATCTTCTACCTGATACATCCAAGGCTTCAGGATTCCTTTCTCTTGAAACTTGTTAAACCAATTAGCACCCCACTCAGCTAAATCCTTGCAGAAGCCGTGATCTTTTGCATATTGGTAATTGTCCCGGAAGATCTGCTTACCTACTTCAATCCAATATTCTATTTCTTCATTCGTAGGTTCTTGATCTTTGTTATTCATTGCCTGTACTTCCTGTACTATTTGGCTCTGGTGGTGCGCATAGTATTGATTGATCCATCCGCTTACATTCTTTTCGTTCACATGGTAGAAGTCCCCGTACTGCCCACGCATCCCTGCATGAAGGATGTAATCCACCCGGCTTTCATTCATCCATCCGTAGCTAGTAAATAATTTGTTAAGGCAGTCAAGTAGTTCCTTTGCATCTTCTTGGCTGTACTCCTTAAATTGCTTCAGACCACAAACGAATTCCATCTTTTGAAGGTGCTTTAAAATAATTCCTTTCATTGGTTTGCTTGTTTTTTGAGTTCTTCTTCTCTTAGTAGTTCTTGGTACA